TATACCAGCCATTAAAAGCGTTTGCATTTGAGGACTTTGTAAAATATTACCTAACATTCCTTTATCTTCTTCTTCTTCTTCTTCAAGTTCATCTGCACTTAATTTAGTTAAAATAGCGTTTTGTGTTTCTAATACCCTTTCAAGGACATTTTCCATTTTGCTATTATAACCTACTCCAGACATTTGCATACCGTAATTTACTTTTTCTAGTTCGGATGGTCGGCAAACTAAACTACCATAAATAGGAGTTTTATCGGTTATATAACCAGCTTTATCCTTTTTAGGGTGCAGCTTAATAATCAAAAGATCATTAACACCATTTTGTTCAATAGCATATAGATCACTTTCTAATTTTGATCTACCAGCTTCCATATCATCATCATTCCAAGAAAAGAGTAACTGTTTACGGTTTACCCATACGGAGTAATACGGACTGGTTGCATTTCTATCAAACCAGTCCATAATACCACCAGTACCAGTTACCATAGCTTTTTCGATTGCCATAGTATTATATTTTAAAAGTTGTAGTAAACACCAAACGAATAAGCAACATTTGTAGTGCCTAATGCAGATGGTAAATTTACATAAGATTTAACCCAACTAACAGTAATACCATTAATTGCAGGTAATTCAAAAGTATAGGGATCTGGAGTAGCACCAGTAACCATATTATTAAAGCTAATCATAGGTACGTTGTACACTAATTGTAGATCACCTTGATATAAAGTTAAAAATGACTTTTTCAAATCTGCTGTTGTAACTGGAGTTGATCCAGTTAAAGGAGTAGCAGTAATTGAACCAGCTGTATATACTTGAATAGCACTGATTTTAGCGTTACGTAAGTTCGGTAAATCTGGAAAATAGAAGCGTGTTAAAGTACTACCAGACGGTACGTTAATTTCAACAGCTTCAAATCTTTCAATGCGTATCATATTTATTAATTAATAAATTTAAAAATAGGGGGATATAACCGTCCCCCAGCGGTAGCGTTTAGACTTCGCAAAAGTATTATTTAACTGAAGTACAGTTTTGAGCTAAGATACCATACCAGATAACAGCTACATAAGTATTTGCATCTAATGTAGTAGGAGCAGCTGGCAAAATGATACTTGCTTGAATATTACTAGCACCATTTAATACTAAGTTAGGCTCACAAACTACCATTGCAAATTCATCAAAACTTGATTGGTCGATTGAGTATTGAGCTGGACTTGTTGCAGATGCAGCATTAAAGTTAGTATTTTGTTGTGTTTGTGGAATATCTAAGTGCTGTAACATAGACCACTTAGGTAACACGTTTTGATTATTTACTTGAATATTCAAATAACCGTTATACACTGTATATAATTGAGCAGCACCAGTTGAAAATGCTGTCAAGTTAGGGTACGTATAAGACTTTGCAGATCCAGTTGTTGCAGATCCACTAGTTAAAACAATTTGTAAATTGCTAACGATAAATAGATCTTGTAAAGATAAACGTTGTTCACGAACGGTTGGAGTACCGTTTTGATTGTCGTTAACTAATACTGGTACGTGATAAGAAGCAGCAGTAGTACTCAAAAGTACTTCACTACGCAAATAAGAAGGAGTTAATACAGCGTGAGATGCATCATATCCTAATTGTTTAATCAAAGTTTTAGCATTTTCAAATACTAATCTTGATCCGATTTGACTTTGGGACATTTTATTTAATTTATATTTTATTTAATAAAGGTGAAAAAAGTTAGATATTAACAAGCTTCCATAATAGCAGCATTTTTAATACCAGCGATGTATGTACCAGCTGATGCACCTTGATATCCAGCAATATTGCGTACTGGCTTATTAGAGTACATATTTGCACCGATACCAGAGATTAAACCAGTTGTTTTAACTAAGTTCAATCCACCTACTGCGATCATACCAGCACCTAATTTAGCACCTACATCACCTTTGATGAATTTAGGAGTTAAATAACCTAATGCGATAGGTACTGCACCATTGATAATACCAGCTGTTGTACTAGTTTGTTTAGCTGTCATTGGAGCGATAAATTTTTGTACTAACACTTGTGCTAATACTGCACCACCAGCAATATATGCTGCTGAAGCTACGCTTCCACCAATTCCGTGCATTGCACTATGGCGGCGACGGCTTGTTTTACGGTGGCTTTTTTTAGCGTGAGATTTTCTTCTTGCCATTTTGTTTGTTTTTTTGTTTGAGAAAAATTATTATTAAATATGTTTTTTTAATTGAGATATATGTGTTTTTTGCTCTTTAATATATTCTTTCCACATATTAATAGATTTTTTTGCAGTTGGACTTGTTCCAAATTGTTTTAATCTAAAAATATGATTTTCAGCCATTATAATATGTTTTTTTGCTTTATCTATATGATCACTAACATTATTATATAATGCGTATGAACTAGCACCAATACCAGTCATATGCTTATGCTGTGCTTCATCTAATTTTTCAACACCTTGCTTAACTTTATGTATTTTATTTAAAATACTTTGTTCGCTAATTTTCTTTTTTGCTTTTTTAGTAGCACTTTTTTTAACACCAGATAATTTTAAATTGTGTTTAATTTCAAAATCTTTCACAGCTTTTTCATATACTGGTATTAATTTGTGATTATCTAATAATCTATATTCCATTTTATCTAAATCACCACCAGTAGCATAAGCAGCATTATTTGCCAATTTTAATAATTGTAATTTAGTATATTTTTTTACAGATCCTACTTTTTTTCTTTTATATATAACATCAGTTATTTTTCCTTTTTTAACTGTTTTTACATATTTACCTACTGCTTTTTTCTTAGCTGCCTTTTTTACTGCTTTCTTTTTACCTACTGGACTTTTACCTTTATGCTTACTTGCATAAATTGCACTAGCTTGAGCTACTGCCTTTTTCCATTCCATTTTAGGACTTTTGCTTCTAATTGCCTTAGCTTCTTTTATAATTACTTGTAAAGCTGTCATTTATTTATATTTTTAATTAGTAAAATTGCACCTATTGCTATTGCACCATATAATACCCAATTAGTTTTACCACTAGTAATATTTTTCAAAATATTACTTGCAGCTTGTGCTGGACTAGCATTATAATTAGTTTCATAAGTAGTAAACTTAGCATTTATATAATCTCTACTAGCTTGGTTTACGTCAGTAGCTCCATTTGCAGCACTTATTAAATAGTTATTCCAATATGTTTTAGCTTCTGGAGTTAATGTTAAATAATCATTTGCATAATTACCTCTATACCATAAAACAAGCTCCTTAGCACTTACATCTTTTGCTCTATGATTAATTTTTGTATCACCAGCCATTACAAGTAATAATCTATTATAAGGATCAGCACTTGCTAATTTTGGTTTTAAATTAGCTATAAAATCTCTTGCATCTGCTGCTGGGTGACTAGTCCACTGGTTAAATAATTGACTAGCAAAAACACCACCAGAAACAATTAAAGCAATATCAGCACTAATATCAGCACCACCACTTGCAAATACTCTAGCAGCAGAAGTAGCAGCAGTAGCTCCAGTACTAAGTAAATCCCCTACACTTTTTCTATATCCTATATAATCTGCTTTATGCATTAATTATTTTTTTCTAAATATAAAATAAGCAGCTAAACCAGCAGCACCAATTAATAAAACAGTATTAGTACTTATACCACTTGATTGTTGAACTGGTTGTTGATAACTAGTATAAGGAGCATTATAACTTTGTGAATAACCACCATATGTAGGTTGGTTTTGTGGCAAAGCTTTAATAATACTAGGTGCAGCACTTAAAATTGTTTGAAACCAATTAGTACCTGAACTTGATGATTGATCTACTATATTACCAGAGTTATCATATATATCTGCTCCACCAGTATAATTAATTAAGTTACCAAATTCATCAAAACTTGGGGTATCATTTATACCACTCATTGCTACTAATGCCATTTTTTTAATTTTTTTGTCTTTATAAAAATAAGGTTGCTTTTTTTCATCAAATTGATCTAATACTGGATCTATCCAATACTCTGTGCCGTTTTCTTCTACTACTGCAAAAACGTGCTGTGGTGTATTATCAAAAGCATCATAAGAAGCAAACCTATAAAAAATTTGAAAATCTTTTTTTGTGTTTCTTCTATATGCATCCATTACACCATTTGCAAAAGTTGCATATCCTTTACAATCTATCCCAATTATATTACTAGATAATATAGCGGCTGGACTTCTAAGGATCTGCATTTTTTCTGGCTCAATAGTATATTTAAAATCTTCTTTTAAAAACTGCCAAACGTTAAATGCTGTTTCCTCTACATTACCACCGTCAAAATATCTAAAGATCTTATCATACTCATTCGAGTACTTATAATGGTTTTTAATTAAAGCATCAATAATATCAGTAGTATCTTGATTGCCTACAATTATTTCCCTTTTACCAATAAACGGACTAACTTTTCCTATTAATACTTGTCTGTTAATCATTTGTTGGATATCCAAAATTTAATGGTAAACTAATATAATCTATCATTATAGTACCAGTAAACTTATAATTAAAATTTATGCTTTTATATTTTTGTATTAAATCAGCTACTCCACTATAATTTAATGTTACTGGTATTTTTAAAAAACTTGATCCAGTATTTAATACAGTTGGAGTAATACCTAATACAGTACCAACAGTTACACCATCTACAATTAAATCACCTCTTATTGATTGTACTTCTGCTGTAACTGGAGTAGGGTTATTTACTTGTACTATTAAATTAACAGCTGGATTAGTTAATGACATATTACTAAAGTCCAGATCCTTAAAAAATACACTAAAAGTTTTACTTAAAACGTATTTCTCATAAAGTACATATCCTACGAATAAAGCTGGAAAAATCCACCACTTTTTAAGCATAAAATTGAATTGGCATAAAATTACGAAAAATTACGTACAAAAAACACATTTTTCAGGTATTTTTAAAATGTGGATAAATTGTAGGGGTAAATATGCAATGTTACGAATGTAAAAATGTATTTTTGGCTCGTTAGCCGAGCAAAAATACATTTCATATACCCCTAAAAACCTATGTTAATATATAACTTTTTTGACCTTTAAATAAATATATTGACATATTTATTTGGCAATATGAAAAAGTTTTATAAATTGCAGTGGTAAATATTTTACTGACATAAAATAAACCCAATGCAAAAAAACTACTCCAGCTCAAAAGCTGTACTGCTTGAAATTAAGCAGCTAACCGAAAAACGTGATTATCTACGTTTATTATTTTCTCTTACAAATTACAAAGATTGTGCAATGATGTTTTCTGCTGCTGATCATATTGAAGGCAGAGGATTTCACTTTGTTAGACAAGAGCATTTTCCTTTTAATATGGCACAAGAGTTTAAGATGCTACTGGAAGATGCGATTGCTAATTATAATAATGATATTGCTAGTCTTAATCAACACTTAAAAACTATATAATGAAAAATATTGAATACAAAGGTTATATGATTAAGGATAATGGTATTGAGTATATTGTATGGTATAATGAAAATGGTATAGAATTATATGATACATTTTTAGTATTAGAAGATGCTAAAGAATTTATTGACAATTTAAAAATATCATAATGCGAAAAATATACTATTTAGGATATTGGATATATGAAGTAGGCAATGATTATGTTGTGGAGCTTGATAATAGCTTTCACAAAACATTGACCAGTGCTAAATGCCATATTGATTACCTTACAAAATAAATATATGCAACTAACACCAATGCACCAGCTATTAGACTGGTTTAAAGATCAATCTGCTCCAACTAAAGATGAACTTGAATTAAAAATATTAGAATTAGCAGAAAATGAAAAAAATGTAATAATTGAAAGCGTTAACGATACTATAAATGTATTTGTAGCTGCTGGATTTAAAACAATCAATGCTAATGCTAAAACTGATTTAGGTGAGATTTATTATAAAGAAAAATTTAATGAATATGAACAAAAATTTTGATAATGCTTTCCCAGCAACACCAGTGCAAGATAAATTCGGTCAAATAGGTTTTCCAAATATTGGATTGACTAAAGTAGAATATTATGCTATCGAAATATTTAAAGCTTATTACGATCCTAAACAAGCTATTCAGCCAGAAACACTTTTTAGAATCTGTACTGATGATGCTATTAACTTTTTAACTTTTATTGACAAAACCACAAAAATTTTACAAAATGAAAAAACTGATAAACTGGATATTATTCAATCGTAATGGTCAAACCATATTAATTATTACTATTGCTTTATATATAGCTGGATTGCTACAAAATTGGTAAATGGAAAACAACGACAATAAACTTACAATTACCGAACTACTTGCAAAGCGAAAATATAACCCAGACTACATACCCAATAAAGAAGATATAGTTTTTACAATAGGATCTAAAAATACTGGCTCATTATCTAACTTTATTACATTATCTGGACTGCCTAAAGCTGGTAAATCTACTTTTATATCTGCAATAGTTGCTAGTGCCTTTGTGTCTTATGATATTTTTAGTATGAAAGTACATTTGCCTAAGGATCGTAAAAAAATATGCTATTTTGATACGGAAAGCAGCGACTATGATTTTTACAGACAAATTAATAAAATAAAAGGATTTGCAGATCTTATTGCAATGCCAGACAATTTTAATGCTTATCAAGTTAGGGAAGATAGTTCTGGTACTATTCGCAAAATGATTGAAGAATACCTAACTAATAACCCAGAGTGCAGCATAATCATTATAGATGGCTTACTGGATCTTATTGTTAATATGAATGATGAAAGAGAAGCTAGTTTGGTCACTAAATGGCTTAAAAAAATTACTAAGGTATATAATGTACTATTAATAACAGTATTGCACCAATCTAAGAGCAATTTAAGCACTACTGGTCATATTGGATCTGCCAGTGATCGATTTGCTCAATCTACTTTAGATATAGTAAAGGAAAAAGAAAAAAACTGCTATGTACTTACTAGTAGGTTTATGCGTAGTGATGCAGATTTCGATCCTATAACCCTAATGAATTTTAATGGAGTATTCCAGCAAGTTGAAACGGAAATAAAAAAAGATACTGGCAAAAAAGCTAGTGATCTTAGTGATTTAGAAAGTAAAACACTATGCAACAAAATAGTTGTAGTACCTACAAACTATAATGATATTAGTGATGAGATTATTGAAAGAACTGCTACTAGCAAAGCTTATGCTAAAAACCTTATAAAAATATGGATCAATAAAAGTTGGATATTAAAAGGAGCAGATAATAAATATTTTACCAGATAACTTTTTTAACCTTTAATAATGAAATACTTTAAACTTTTATACTTAATATTTATATTATTTCCAGTAGCTATTATATATGGAAGCTGTATAGCTTTTATTGCACTAATAGAACATATTATTCAAAAAAGCAAAATAAGATGAAAATAATTTTAATTATACTGGTATATGAAGTATTAAAAAAAATATTTTGGTATGTAATTAGAAAAATGCACTAATGGTTAGTTATGTCAGTAAAAAAAAGCAGCCTATCTTTTTTAAGAGATAGACTGCTACTGACAATAAACCCACAAGGATTTAACTTTTTTCAACACAAATATATAAAAAAATGACAAATAAAACTAAAATCTATTTAATTATTCAGCAGCGTAAAATTGTTAGCTTACAAGACATTTATGATATAACCCAGCTTGATCGTATGAAAGTACTTAAAGCAGTTAGCCATTTGTGTTTAGGTCGCAAAATAAAGGCTTTTAGTGATCAGTCTGGCAGATACTTTAAAATAATCGATAAACCCCTTAAAAATGCCTAAAAAACTATTTACAGCCATACTATTTATGGAAGATACACAGCAGCAGCCAAGAAAATATCGAAATATAGCTAATCTTAATTCATTTAGGTTATTTGCACAAAGTATATCTGGATCATATTATAACTTATATGATAAGACTACTAAACTTTTCGTAGAACGTATATACATAAAAAAAGGGGAGTAGAAACCCCCCTCGCCTTTTACTTGCAAAACACCATATAAACACCTATGAAAGAAATAATGCTTTTTCTGCTTTTCTTCTATTTACTAGTCCTTTATTGACTACACCACCAGAAGTAACCCAGCGGTCAAATTGATCTGCTACTGTATTAATATTGGCACCACTATTTAATAATTCTAATAAAGTGCTATTATCAAAAGATCCATTTCCTACATTATAAGCAAAGCTGCTTAATGATAATAATTGATTATCATTTATAGGCACTTTTACTTTAGATCTTACATAATTAAAGTTTTTTTGTGCTTCTGCTAATAACCAGCGTTTAGCTGTCGCTTTATCAACTATATCAGTTTTAATCACTGGTCTATTTTGATCCCAGTTAAATTGTGATCCATATCCTACACTATACCCAGTACGATCCCAATATGGCACAGCATAAAAACCCTCAAAATTACTTATTAGATTAAATAATTTATCACTAACACCACCAAAAGCAGTACTATTTAAAGCACTAGCTATTTTTTTTCTAAGCATATATAAAATTATTATAGTAACACCGACACCCAATGCTACTTTTTTATCCCTAGTCATTATTAATCTTTTTTAGCATCACTAGCACTTGCACCTAATAAAAAAGTGCTTATTGTTGCTACTATTTGCCCTACACCTTGTATTTTACCAGTACCAGATTGAGCAAAATAACCGCCAATGGCAGCTAATAAACCGAATATTGTAGTTTTAGCGTTCTTCATCTTTTAATTTTTTGATTTTTTTAATATTATAGACTATTGTAGTTATACCAGAAACAATACCAATACCCATTAAACCTAGCTTAGTCATTAGTTCAATATCCATTAAACTAACAAAACCAGTCGCTATTGTTAATAAAGTACCTCTTATGCTCGTCATATCTATATTATTGTCCGTCATTTTCTTTTGTTAATTCAGTTGCAATAAAGTTAAAAGCATTACTAACTTGTATAGTCGCTTCAATGTTTTCAAATAAACCACGTTTAATTGCAACGTCAATTAATGTCTTAATTAATTGTAAAGCCTCTTGTTTTTCTTTCATAAGTATATTTTAAAGGTTAAAAAAGTTAAGCTAAGGTAACGTTTAATTTTGTAGCCGCCCAATCATAAGCGTAAGCGTTACTATCTGGACTACTAGAATAGGCTGTATAATCTGCTCCTTCCATACTTAATGATCCGTCAGTTAGTCTATTTTCTGTACTATCTAGTAAAGCGTAGTAAAAACTAGCACTATCCACAAGATTGTCCGCTTGTCCTACTAAGTTTAAATATATTGCAGTACCCAAATTTAATGGAAATACTACTGGTTGAATTTGTTTCATATTAATTTATATTATTGCGTACTAATTTATCGTTAAGTTGTTGAATTGATTTTACTATTGCTGCTATAAATGGCATTTCACTCAAACCTATAAATGTATCATTATCATTTATATTTTCAACGTATGCTTGTGGTAAATATTTTTTAACTTCTTGAGCAATAAAACCTAATGATTTATTTATATTATCATCTTGATCTAACATTCTATATAAAGTAGGTTTAAGTTTTAATATTTCATTTAAACCTATATTACTTTCTTCAAAATCTTTCTTTTTATTAATATTTGATAAAGGTGTATAAACACCAGTTGACATATTTATAGCTGCTATGTTAGCTGATCCATTATATAAATTTGTTGATGTACCTACATAATACCAACCACCCCAATTTGTACTAGCTGTAACACCACCAGATCTATTTTCAAAAAATACACCTGCAAGTGATCCAGTCATTAATGTATCACCTAAAATTTGACACTTAGTACCAGCAGTAGCAGCACTAGCTGTAGTTTGACCAATAAATACTTGACCAGTTGAATATTTTACATACAAATTAAATGAACTTGTACCACCATTATTATAAAGTCCTAAATCTTGTGTAGTTCCTTGTGTAGCTAAATTCCATTTTTGAGTACCATTATTAAAAAAAGCTATTGATCCAGAAGTAACACCACTTGTATCGTTTAATAATAAATAAGGATTTGTTGAAACTGCATTAATATTTAGTGCGGTCAAACTATTAGAAAAAGTTGATGCACCACTACTTAAAATAGTTAAAGCTGGATTTACTGTTGTAGTTCCAGATCCAATAAATATTTTACCAGCTGTGCTTGTTCCTATACACATATCCCCACTTGCAGATCCTAATATAAAGTTATTTACCCCAGTAGCCATACCAACAAAACCTACAATAGTAGGACTTGTAGTTGTATCGTATAATCTTAAAGACGGAGTTGATCCATACACCCATAATTGCTGATCTGCTGTACCAGTAGTACGTATGCCACCATTAAAAGTAGCATTATTGGTAGTACTATTAAAACTTAATGCAGTACTTGCAGCAACATTATTATATAAATCAAAAGTATTAGCACCAGCAGAATAAGTATTTCCTATTCTCCATTTGTTTGTACCTGCATTTTGAAATTGTAAATAAGCATTATTTGTACCAGTACCATTAAATTGTGCATTAGTACCAGTTGAATGTATATCTAAAGGTGCGCCTGGACTTGCATTTCCAATACCTAATCTTTTATTGGTATTATCCCAAAAAAATGTAGCATTGCTTTCACTTAATAAACCACTAGCACCAGCAAATAATATACTTCCAGTTGTTAAAGTAGGTATTTGTACACTACTATTTAAAACTAAATTAGTACCGTCATATCCAAAATAATTAGTTCCAGTTGCACCAAAATATATTAATGCTCTATCTGTATTTGTTCTACCAACTAACCTAAAAGAATTTACAATAGCATCGTTTCTAAACTCTACGTCCTCATTTCTTAAAAAATAATTTCCGTCAAGTGCATTACCTTGAAAACTATTAGCAATTACAGCTAATGTAGTTGTATTACCATTTGTGGTAACTTGCTGCAAAGTACCAGTAGTACCAGCACCAGCATCAGCTATTAGCGTCCACGCACTACCAGTATCTTCGTATATAGCACCAGTATCAGTTGAGATAAATACTCTACCAGCAAAACCATAAGTAGGTCTATTTGCGAAAATATCACTGTAAAAGGCTGGAGTACCTTTTTGGTTTAATATATTAAAATCTACACCTAAACGCATATTATATATTTATGTATCGTTTCTTAATTACTACCACATTGTTTCCAGTAGTACTAGTCCCAAAGTTTATAAAAAATCTTTGTTTTGTATTTTCACCTACATTACCCGGTACCTCAAATTGTTGGTTTGGCTGCAAGGTGATTGTTTCAATTTTTGCTACACTACTACCATAATTGATAAAAGTATAACCCACAGCATTATCACCACCAACGTATTGACTGGTATCTACTGTGTAAAAATCAATTTCATAGTTAAATAAACTTACATTTATATTGCTCATATTATATTGTATTAGGTACGTTACCAAATTTTTTCATACCATTGATTACAAAATTTACTTTATAATCTGCATCTGGTATTGATGTTTGCACCATACTTGTATCAGTAGCAGCTGTACTATCTGGTACCATTACTACTGGAGCTTTTTTATTTTTCCAGTACCAATATATACCAAAACCAGCTAATACTAAAAGTATTAAAGTGCTATTATCTTTTTTCATATTATTTATATTTATCTTCTGCTTTATTACCACCAAAATATACTACTGAACTAAACATATCAGTTATTGGAGTTTCATAAGTTGGTTGCTCATATACTGGTTGCGTACTTATAACTTCTGCCATTATAGGAGCTTCATATATTGGCTGCTCGTACACTGGTTGCGTACTTACAATATCTTCATTAATTGGCAATACTGGAGCTGTTTGTGGCATACTAGGGGCAATTACAGCTGTTGTTGCTGGTTGGGTTGACTTGTTTTTCATAAACCAGTATAAACCCAAACCAGCCGCTATTAATAAAAATATTGTTTTATCGTTTTTCCTTTCCATATTAAGCTATTAT